ATATGGTTATCACCAACAACATAGGTGAGAATACAGAGAACGAGGTTCGCTTAAAAGAGAACGGTGACATTGAAATGAGGACTGACCAAGATTTCTTTGCTAAGTTTAATAACGGTGTTATCGAGTGTAACAACCTGACAATAGAATCATCAGGTTCCTTTATAATTAACTCAGACACAGTTAATGTCAACGCAACTACAACAACAATTGATTCACCACTAATGTTAACCAGTGCAACTATTATCAATGCACCACTTACTGTGAACGCACTCCTTAGTGTGGTTGGTGGGGATGTTATTGCTGATGGTATTAGTTTAAAAACACACACCCACACTGACCCACAAGGCGGCACAGTCGGGCCACCATTGTAAGGAATCATTATGGATATATTATTAAATGAAGATACCCAAGACGCCATATTCGTTAATGGTTCAACCCCGATTACTGGTGGTGTTGGTGACAGTCTTAAACAGAGACTAAAGATAAAGCTACTCACTTTCAAAGGTGAATGGTTTCTAGACACCAACCACGGAACACCTTACTTTCAACAGATCTTTGGGAAGGGGAGGTCTAAAGGTTCCGTTGATCTTATATTTAGAGAATTGATTGATGGTGACAAGGATGTAAAGAACATTCTAAAATTTGAGTCATCAATCTCACCAGACAGAACGTATAATTTGTCTTTCACAGTAAGCAATAAATCAGGTCAGACAGTAGAAATACAAAACTTAGAGGTAGGCATATAATGGCAGGACTAACAACAACAGGTTTAGAAATAAAACGACTAAGCCAAATCCGAGAAGATTTACGGAAAGAAGCTACCGCTATATTTAGTGATCTTGTTACAGAGGACGAAGTTCTAGACACAAGTGACGCATCTACTGTTGGTAGATTGATTGGGCTTGTAACACCGTCTGAAGCAGACTTGTGGGAGACAATCCAGCAAGTATACTCTTCTTTCGACCCAAACTCTGCTTCAGGTATCGCACTAGATAACTTAGTAGCTTTGTCAGGTATTGTTCGTCGTAGTGCAACAAACTCCACAGCAAGACTCCTACTTACAGGTGCCTTCACCACAACTATCTCTGGGGGTAGTCTGGTAAGTTCAAGCTTTACAAACAACAGGTTTGAGATTCCCACAGACGTTGTATTAGATCAAAACAATGTTGTTGGTTTCTCAACTAAGATACAGACGGTCATTGACTCAACAGACTACACGATCACCTACAATGATGGTACAAACTCTGTAGACCTTACCTACACTTCTGGTGTTGGTGCTACCGATATTGCTATCCTGAATGGCCTAAAAGATATTGTCAACGACAACTATGGTAGCGTACTCACAGCCACTGTAACTGGTGCTGTTCTAAACATCATTGCTGATGACCTTGTTACCCAAACAAGCTACACTGTATCAGCAGAGTTGTTCTTCTCTTCTATTACGAAGGGGATTACATCACAAGCAACACTGGCAGGGCCTATCGAACAAAACGCAGGTACGATTGACACAATATCTACACCAGTCTTTGGTTGGAATTCAATAAGTCAGTTTGAGTCTGCGGGTATTGGGTCTTTAAGAGAAACAGATTCACAGTTAAGAACCAGGTTTAATGAGTCTAAATTTGTAAGGGGTGCAAACATTCTTGAAGCACTTACTTCAGATTTAAGAGCGTTATCTGGTGTTACCGATGTTATCATCTACGAGAACTTAACAGCAAGTGTTGATGCTAAAGGAATTCCTCCACACGCATTCATGGTTCTTGTCCGTGGTGGCTTAGAGGCTGAGATTGCAAGGATTATCTGGTCAAACAGACCAGCAGGTATTACAACCTTTGGGAATAGTACATATCTTATCACAGATATCTTCAACAATCAAAAGGAAGTTAACTACCAGAGACCTACTTTCCAAGATATTTATATAAGTTTGGAAGTACAAACCGATAGCAGCTTTCCACCAAATGGTGCAGAACAGCTTAGGTCTGCCTTGTTTGATTACATTAAGTCTCAGTCAACAGTAGGTCAGGATGTTGTCTACTCCAGATTGTACACGCCTATTAACTCAATTCCGGGTCATGAGGTAAATTCACTGTTCATTGGAGACTCTGTGAGTCCTTCAGGAACCTCTAACATTGTTATTAACTTTGATCAAGTAGCAAAAATAGAGATTGGTAATATTGAGGTTGTTCTGGCATGATTGACTCTACACCTATTGCAGTTTATGAAGGAGAGGAAACCCCTTTCCAAGAAAACGATTATCTAGCGCAAGCTACAGAGCTTACGACTACTCAGTTTAAAGACCGAGACATCTTTAACAGGTATCTACAACTTTTAATCCAAGGTCGTGTTGAACTTCAACTAGTAATAAAAGACATTATTCAAAAAAGAAGTCTAGACTTTGCTGAAGGCGAACAACTAGATGTAATAGGTCGTATTCTTGGTCAACCTAGGCAGCTATTTGACAGTGTTATCATTAGATACTTTGGTTTCCAAGGTGCTACTGGTGCATCACCTTATAAGGAAGTTGCAGACACTGAAAGAACTTTTGGTCCTTGGAAGGGTGTTAAAGATAGCCTACTTGGTATTCGTGAGTTAACTGACACAGAGTACAGAAGACTTTTGCGACTAACTGTCATAAAAAACACAACAAAAGCAAACATAACTTCATTTAATGATGGTGTTAGACTTTTATTTGGTGTTGATACTATTGACTATCAAGAAGAAGTTCCACCAGATTACGCAGAAGGTGCTGCATCTATTACAATAAGTATTGGAAGAGATTACAACGATCCTGAAAAAGCAGTCTTTCCCGGTCTAGATGAAATAGCACTTGCTAATAGATTTTTAGGTAGACCTCTGGGTGTTGGGGTTCTTTTCCAAGATCCTATCACATTTTCTGGTAGCTTTGAAGCACAGACTTATGAACAGTTTGTATTCGGCACAGGAGGATCTACTGCGGAACCACTAACAGCGCAATCTTTTGAACAAGTTTTCACGCTAACAAGACCATACACAGACACATACTTTGATGAAAATGGTGACGAGCAAACAGCAGATATTGATGAACCAAGATTTGGTTACGAGGAGTCTTCACAAGAGCCTCTAGGTCTTTGTATAAATGGACCTAATGAAGTTCTTACCCATACTTGGGGTCTTGAAGTAAATGACAGCCAAGGTACTTTTCGGATTGCTCTTACTCATGACAACAGAACTGAAACTGAAGCTGCTTTTATTATTGAAGGCCAAGGCATTAAGATTGTACTCTTCAGAGAAGATACTTATTGGAAATTAAGAACTGAGTGGGGTGTTTCAGAGAGTTACGAGGCTCTTATTACACAAGCAACATCAAGTTCAATTGTAGCAAATATTTCTTATACACCAGAAGGTGTTTACTTCGCTATAGATAATGAAAATAGGTTCGCAGCCATTACAGGGCCGTTTGGTCAAACAAATATCAGATACTTTGATATGAGAATTGGAGGAAGTTTTACAACTAACGTAGGGGATGTTTACGGACACTTCAACGGGAAGGTAAGAGAAATTGTCTACCTGAGACCGTACATTGGGGTGAACGAGAGAATAGTTCTCAACGGAATACAAATAACAACAGAAGAGTATGAAAGAATAATAACAGAGTACGGTGGATTGAACCCACCAGATCCTGTTGAGATTTTTGTATTCAGCGGTAGCAGTGACGCCACAGTCAATAAAATTAACTCAAGCGGCACTGAGGTGTGGAGTTTCACCGGGCACACAAACGCGGTGCTTGCTGTTGCAGTTGACTCCTCTGGTAATGTGTACAGTGCTAGTCAAGACGACACAGTCAGAAAGATAGATTCTGACGGTAATCAGGTGTGGAGTTTTACAGGTCATACAGAATCCGTCTGGGGGATTGCAGTTGACTCCTCTGGTAATGTGTACAGTGCTAGTCAAGACGACACAGTCAGAAAGATAGATTCTGACGGTAATCAGGTCTGGAGTTTCACCGGGCACACAAGAACTGTTTACGCCGTTGCAGTTGACTCCTCTGGTAATGTGTACAGTGCTAGTCAAGACGACACAGTCAGAAAGATAGATTCTGACGGTAATCAGGTCTGGAGTTTCGCTGGGCACACAGGCACTGTTTACGCCGTTGCAGTTGACTCCTCTGGTAATGTGTACAGTGCTAGTCAAGACGACACAGTCAGAAAGATAGATTCAAGTGGCGCACAGGTGTGGAGCTTCACTGGGCACACAAGCACCGTCGGGGGGATTGCAGTTGACTCCTCTGGTAATGTGTACAGCGGAAGTTTTGACAGCACCGTCAGAAAGATAGATTCAAGTGGCGCACAGGTGTGGAGCTTCACTGGGTACACAAGCACTGCTTACGCCGTTGCAGTTGACTCCTCTGGTAATGTGTACAGCGGAAGTTTTGACAGCACCGTCAGGAAAATAGATTCAGACGGTAATCAGCAGGTATGGAGTCCCACAAGCAATACGAGCACCGTCTTTGGTGTCGCAGTCGGCCCCGGCGGGTAATGTTATAACAAGACAACGAATAGAATAACGGCACTCCGGTGCCGCTATAATTTTAAGTAAATTAAACGAGGAAATAAAAATGGCAACATTAGGTGAAGTTCGGATCAGTGAACTACCGGGAGCTGATCCACTAGATGGTACAGAAATTATACCACTTGTGCAAGATGGTGTTACGAAGTCAAGATCTGCACAGAGTTTAGTTCTAGATGGTGGCCTGCAAGCTCACCTAGATGCTGCTGATCCACACAGCCAGTATGCTTTTAGGGTTTTAAATAATCTGACTGCAACCGGCGACCCTACAGTTAATAACGACTCATCTGAGGGTTACTCTGTACTGTCTAAGTGGCTTAACAATTCAAGCACAGAAGTTTGGTTGTGTCTTGACGCTACAGTTGGTGCTGCTGTTTGGGAAATTAAAACACTGACTACAGATGATTTAGGAAGTGCTGCACTGGCTAATGTTGGTGCTGGCAACGGTCTTGACGCGGATTTACTTGATGCTCAAGAGGGAACCTATTACCTAGACTTCCCTAACTTTACGAATTTACCTGACCCAATATTAACACTTGACGGAGACGTTTCAGGTGTTGCTACTTTTACTGATCTTGGGAATGCAACACTTAGTGTTGAAGTTGAAGACAATAGCCACAACCACACTATCGCAAACGTAACTGGTCTTCCAGCACTAGAAACTAAACTAAATAGCATTGAAGCTAACGCTACTGCTGATCAGACTAATAGTGAAATCAAGATTGCTTATGAAGCTAATGCTGACACTAATGAGTTCAGCGATTCTGAACAGACTAAGCTTTCTAATATTGAAGCTAACGCTACTGCTGATCAGACTAACAGTGAAATCAAGATTGCTTATGAAGCTAACCTTGATACCAATGAGTTCAGTGATGCAGAGCAAAGTAAATTATTGGGTATTGAAGCAGGCGCTGAAGTTAATGTTGGTACAGATGTAGGTGTTGTCTACAATGCTGGTGATATTGTTGTAACAAGTACTACAGGAACTGACGCTACAGTAGACGCTGCTACCATAACACAAGCTGGTGTTCTATCTTCTTCTGATAAGAGTAAACTAGACAACATAGAAAGCAATGCAACTTCTGATCAGACTGATAGTGAAATCAAGATTGCTTATGAAGCTAACCTTGATACCAATGAGTTCAGTGATGCAGAGCAGACCAAGCTTTCTAATATTGAAGCTAACGCGACTGCTGATCAGACTAAAATAGATATTGACGCTCTTAACATTGATGCGGATACCTTAGATGGTATTGATAGTACAGGCTTTGCAACCTCTGCCCAAGGTGATACGGCTGATAGTGCTTTACAAAGCAGCGATATTGGAGTAAGCGTTCAAGCACACGATACTGTGTTGGATAACACTACAGCTTCGTATACAACTGCTGAAGAAACTAAGCTTTCTAATATTGAAGCTAACGCAACTACTGATCAGACTAACAGTGAAATTAAAAGTGCTTATGAAGCTAACGCTGACACTAATGAATTCAGTGATGCTGAAGAAACAAAGCTTTCTAATATTGAAGCTAACGCTACTGCTGATCAGACTAATAGTGAAATCAAGATTGCTTATGAAGCTAATGTTGATACTAATGAGTTCAGTGATGCAGAGCAAAGTAAATTATTGGGTATTGAAGCAGGCGCTGAAGTTAATACAGTAGACAGTGTTAATAGTAAAACAGGTGCTGTTACAATCACACAAACAGATGTTGGTTTAAGTAATGTTGATAACACATCTGATGTTAACAAACCTGTATCAACTGCTCAACAAAGTGCGTTAGACCTTAAAATTCCACTAACACAAAGAGCATCTATTAATGGTGTTGCTACATTAGATAGTAATGGTAAAATACCACTTGGGCAAATTAATTCCTCTATCACAGGACAGATTACATACTTAGGTCTATGGAATGCTGACACAAATACACCAACATTAACACAAGGGGCTGCCAGCGCAAATGGTAACTTCTATGTGACAAATGTTGCTGGTACATTCGACACAGTATCATACGGGCTTGGTGATTGGATAATCTCAGATGGAACTAATTGGGAAAATGTACCACAAAGTTCTGCTGTTCAATCTGTCAGTGGTAGAACTGGTATCATTGTACTTACCAAAACCGATGTTGGTCTAGCAAATGTACAGAACGTAGACCAAACTAACGCTACAAATCTGACTTCTGGTACATTACCTGCTGCAAGATTTAACAACACAGCACACGGTAATCGTGCTGGTGGTGCTTTACACGCAAACGCTACAACATCTGTTGCTGGTTTCTTAACTGGTGCTGATAAGACTAAACTAAACAGTGTTGACACAGGCGCTCAAGCCAACACAGTGACAAGTGTGAACACCAAGACAGGTGCTGTTGTACTATCAACCACTGATGTTGAAGAAGGTTCTAGGCTATACCACACTGCACTTAGGGCTGCTAATGCTGCTCCTGTACAGTCTGTTGATGGTTTTACGGGTATTGTTGATCTTAGTGCTACATACGACAAGTATACTGGTTGGACATTACTTACAAACGGTACAAGTCGTGGTGATATTACCAGTGGTGAGAGTGTAAATTTCGTTGCTGGTACAAATATGTCTCTTTCATACTCAGCAACAAATAATGCTATAACATTTAACTCAACTGATACAAA